TAAGAGACAGCCTTTGAGTCAGCCCCGACAGGGGCGGTTGTAGTTTCACCAGGTTTCGTGGCCCGCTTCTTCGCGGGGTTCCCGAGCTCGCCGGGAAGGAAAGAAGCCGGTCGCTGACGCGGAACCGGCTTCTTGTCGATGACCTTGTATCGGTCAGGGTGACGCTCGACCATCGCGGCCGGCACGTCGAACTCATGCAGCGGGTCGCCAATAGTCTTCCCGCGCACGCGAATGAACTCAGTCATGAGGCCCTCCGAGACCAGAACTCGAACGTCAGATCGAGGTAGTGCAGATCAGTAACCGAGTCGTAGCGGCCCTTGCCCTCTTCAACACCGGGAACCAGTGCCACCGAGTCACACGAGCGACCCGATACGAGAGGGATCTTGCCGACCGTCGACATCACGGCATCCGCGAGCATCAGCAGCCCCTCGGCGTCAACGGCAACCACGCGCACATCAAAACGCCAACGAGACTTCGAGTCGGGGGCCTGACGTGCAAGGTAGCGGTCATCCGAGAGTGAGTCGGGCGCGTCGGGGAACAGCACGATGTAGTTCGCACGAACCGGGTTCCCGCCGCTCATGCGCACGTTGGAGAAGATCTTGTTCGACAAGACGGAGACCGCGAGCAGGAGCGCCTTGAAGGCGGTGAAGTGAGCGAGCATAATCACCCCTTCTCGATGGAAGCCTTGAGCCCATCCGCGATCGCGAGCTCGAGACCGTGGAAGAAGTCCTCTTCGTTCGCCTCAAGAGCATCGCGAGCCGCATGCTGTGGCGCCGACTGCACGTCACCCTTTGCGTCTTCCACGAAACCGAACGAACCGGAGTCACCGATCGTCGGGCCAATCTCGGCCTCAATCACGGTCGGCTTCTCTGTCGTCTCGTACGTGATGTCAGCCGCGTACTTCTCAAGTCCGGATCGGTTCGCCCCCTCGCGCCACTGGTCCTTGATGTTCCGAGCCGTGACCTGCAGCGCTTTGCGAATGAACGGACGGGACTCTTCGGGTGCTGCCATCAGATCCGCAGCCAGAGAACGCAGCTCAGAGAAGTCGTCAGCCATATCCATCAGCTCAACTCCTCGAGCGGATACCGATACGCCGTGACCTGTCCCGCACCAGCCGCGCCAGAGATCTTGAATCGGCGCCCCACCAACAGCGGGTCAGCGGAAACCGTGCACTCCACCTCGTCATCAGTGAACAACCGGGCAGTGCCAAACGGCACACTCAGATACGGTTCCTGCATCACCACCGGAGAACCCGTCGCCTGAGAGTTAGACACCTCACGCGAGTTCCACCGGATGCGTGCTTTCCCTGCATCTGAGCTCGTGTCTCCCACTGCGGGATAGCGCTGCTCGACCAAGACGCGCGTTGGCTCCAGCGTCACCGGGTCGGTGCCATCCGTGAACCTGCCGACGATCACCGTCTCGGACATGCGCAGATTGGCCAGCTTCTGACCGCGAACGAGCATCCGTGCACCGCGCATGATGCCTCCTAGTACCAGGGGAAGAACACATCCGGCGTGTCGGTGGGAACCCAACCGGACACAACCGGGGTCTTCCTGCGAGTAGTGGAAACGACACCGAGCCCACCAGAACGTGCCTCGCGGAACGGGGCAAGCATGCGGCGCTCCGAAGCGGTGAGGTATGCGCCGGCCTCGTCGACCTTCCACCCTTCGGTGTAGTCGTCGACCCCGCCGCGGGTCTGGGCGTTCCGGTTGTCGAAGACGCGTGATGCGCAGTACAGCGTGACCATCACAACGTCTTCGGGCAGCGGGTCAACGAGATCGCCCGTGTCGGTGAGGCACGTCCGCCCCGATTCCTTACGAACCAGGGCGGACGCAGCACGGAGGCACATGGCAGCCCGTCGCTCCTCTGCAGAGTTGTCGGGGATCGTCTCCCCTATCCAATCTGCGAGATTGTCAACAGACGCGAGAGTGGCGGGCTCAGTCATGTGCGTGCTCCTTACGGTGCGAGTTCGACCGAGACAGCGCGGTTGGCGTCGAGCGTGGTGGCACCGAAGAAGGTGTCAACAACGCTCTGGTCCTCGAGCTGCAGCGGGTTGTAGTGCTGAATCCAGCGCAGCGCGTACCCGTCCTGCGCGACGGACGCGGAGAACGCGGCACCGTCAGGCTGACGCGAGGGACGCGTGACGTGAGCGAACGCGTCACGGTGGTACGCGATGCCGAAGTCACTGGGGAGCGTCGGGTCAGCGACGATCGTGAAGCCGAAGAGGCGACCGATCGTGGCGTTGCGAAGCACCTCGGACGAACCGGACTCGTTCACCTTCTGGAGAAGAGTGTCAGAGAGGATCGCAGCCTCGATGTCGGAACCGACAGCGAACCAGCGGTCGGCCGCAGGGATCTTGCGCTCGTTGAGCACCTGACGGGCCTTGATGAGCACCTGACGGATGTTCGAGCCGTCCGGGGCGACCGCGGGGATCGACGCGTCGGTCACGATGGCCGTCATCTCCGAGATCAGCGGCGCCGCGAGAGCATCGACGACCGACTCAGCCTGCGGACGCAGAACCTGGCGGGTCATGTCCTCGAGAGTGAACGTTGCGAAGTCGTCAGGGAGACGAACCGCGTTGTACACCTGATCCTCGAGGGTCACGGGGAACCATGCCTGCGTGATGTCGTTGAACTGGATCGCTGCTCGAGCGTCACGGTTTGCCTTGGTGTAGACCTTGGCGGTGCCGGCGCTGATCGGGCCGAGAACGTTGACGGTCTGACCGCGACCAGCGACGAACTCGTTCGAGAAGTCCTGACGCACGGTGCGCGGCAGGTTGGTGAGGTAACGGAGGGACGAGAGCGTTGCCCGCGCCGCCTGAGTCGGGGAAAACAGAGTGATTGCCACTGTGGGCCTCCTTCATGGTGTGAACGCACCCACGGTGGTGGGGCGGGTTAGTGCTCGAAGACGCGCTGAACGACCTTGTCTACGTCGATCTCGGCAGCACCGGACGGGTCGCCGGGACTGCGCAGTTTCTCCCTCGGCTGCTGCGTCGGAGGCTTCTTGGACCCGAACAGCTCCATGAGCTCTTCGGCGTCCTGCAGAATCTCTTCCTCAGTGGTGCCGGTGAGTCGCTTCACGAGCGACTCGGGGAGTCCGTGCTTCACAGCGACGCGCAGACGCATGTTGTCCGCCTCCAGGGCGGTCAGCTTCTTCGCGTTCTCATCTGCGCCCTGGCTCTTCGCTTCCGCGTCGGCCGCACGCTTGCGCAGATTCCGGTTCTCGGAGTTGATCTTGCGGATCTTCTCGCGAGCCTTCTCCGGGTCGAATCCGTCATCGTCAGTTGACGTCGAATCATCCACGACGTCGTCACTGGTCTCCTCCTGGGGGTCCTGCGTCTCGTTCGTGGCTTCGTCGTCAGTGGCGTCGGCGGTGTCGGCGGCGTCGGTGTTCTGGTCGCTCATTTCGCCCTCCTGGGGCATGTAGGGCTGCCACCAGGGCAGCGATGTATCCCGAATGGTTCGGGGGGTCTATGAGGTGGGCGAGTCTCGGAAGCCACCGTTCTGGCGCATCGCCGCGAGGAGCTTCTTCGTGTTGATCGCCTTGCCGTTCGCGGCCACGAGCGCGCGCGCTTCGCCGTAGGCATCCATGTAGCGCTCTTCGTCGGCGGTCGGTTCCCACGCGTACGAGTAGGCCGGTTCAGCGGTGCACCCACAGTACGAGTGGTACTGAATGCCATCCGCCGCCGCGGCATCCCGGTAGACGGGGCCACGGGAAGCGAGCATCGCGCAAAACGCACACGGGTTGCCGTCAGTGACGCGACGCCAACCAACAGCACGGCGATCACGACCAGCGGTCGCCGCAACCGTCAGCCGACCGCCCATCATGGCCTGGCGTCGCACTATGCCGCCGAACTTCGTCAACGCCGCCTCGAACGCATCCGCTGAGTCCATACCTGCACCGATGAGGCGCTTCACGCGTGTCGGGCCAGCGAGGCTCAACGCACGCGCTGTCTCGGTAGGCGCCGCGAGCACGACCGCACCAGCAGCCCCGAGCTCGGCAAGCCGGAACTCGGAAAGGTACTCGGCGGCTACCCGCTGAGACTCAGCCATGCGACGGCTCACCGCGATCGCTGTCGACGCGAGCCAGTACGGCTTCGACCCATCCAGATCATCGATGTCGAGACGATCCCACAGTGCGCGCGCTTCGATCTCCGCGCGCGCACCGACCCGAATCTGTGCGTCTCGATGGGCGGTGGTGAGTTCCCTACCCTCAGCCGTTGACGCCATTGGACTGCTCATTCAGAGCCGCTGCAAGCTGCTCCTCAGCCGAAGGGTTCTCCTTCTTGTAGGCGAGCCACGCCTTAGCGATCTCGGGCGTCACAGTCGGGATACGATCCCACAACAGCTCCACCGGGATCTTCAGCATCGTCGCCATCTTGCCGAGAGCATCAGCCGCCTGATTCATCGACCGCGACTGCAGATCCGCCCAATCGGTACGAATTGAGAAGTCCGCAGCGTCATCCCGGCGACCCTCGATGTGAGCAGAAAGCCGAAGCACCTGCTCATTCGAGTCGCCGAAACCGACCTTGCGCTCATTTACCTTCAGATCAGCCATCGCACGAGACTCGGCAATCGCATCCGCAGACAGGTTCACCAGATCGCCCGTGAGGGCGTGAACCGGTGTCTGCGTGACGACGGCGAGGATCTTCACGTCCTCATCCGTGGCTTTGATCAGCCCATCCGGCGAGGTCTCGTCGAGGGTGCCGAACTGGACGCCCTCTTCTCCCGTCAGAATGTCGCCCTGACGAAGCAGTAGCTTCACGCGTTCGCGATCCTCAGGATCGTTCGGCATATCCAGGCCTGTCGCGGTGCGTACCTTCCACGAGTTGAAGTGCTGAACCAGCATCCGGTCGTAGGTGGTCTTGTTGATCCGCTCCGCAACCTGCACGTACGGCTCCACCTCACCAGGCGTGCGGCCCTCGAGGTCGATTTGGTTCGAATATCGCACAGCCGGCGCGACACCGGCATTGTGGCGCCGTTCCTCGATGTAGTCGATGCGCCCGTTGTCGTCGCCGAGGATGTAGACCCTCGGCGACGACAACGGGCGCATCGACTAC